TTGTACAGAAGGTCTTGTGTGTCGCCATCACGATTGGTGTAAGTCTTCAATCTAAAATAATGTTGCATCAAGTTTTGAATTTCAACATCATCATACTGCATACCCATTGCAAGGTTCTCAAGACTTTGGATCAAGCCTCTAGGTGGAACAGATGTCCGAGCGACAACATCAACAATGTTTTTATTTAACAAAGATTCTGGCATTCTGTAGTAAGAATTACGAAACTCTTCTGGCACTCCAGCCTTATCTTGAATATCTTGATCAATAACTTCCTGATCTTTTGTGCTTGTTGCATCGCCAAGACCACCATTTATTCTGCCAAGATTATCTTTTGAACTTGCCTTCTTTGCCCTATCAGATGCCTGACTCTGAAAATTAGTAGCAGACATAGAAACAGTTTGACGAAGTTGGTCAAAGTCCTCAGCCGATACTGCGCCATAAGATATAGAATCTTCATATATAGCACGGAGGCTATCTGGCAACTGGCTTAATACACGTTCGTCACCCATAGACTGATATGCAGTCTCAAGCAGAGTAATATCATTAATAGTCAATGGACGTTCAGCAACTTTTCCATCAGCATCTTTGAACGTAACAGTACGACCATAACTCAAAGCATTTGGAAGATTACGTTGTTGCGCGGCGCGGCGCATTACCATCAGGTTGGAACGATACTGTGGCTCAGTAATAATACCAGCCTGTAATGCTTCCCACTGCGCTTCTTCCTCCATCTGCAAAGCAACGTTTAGTGAATTAACATCATTGCCAAAGTCTTGGATGCTGGTGGCAAATTCATTCGCATCATTAATCAAGGCATTGCGTTCTGTTGCAGTGATAGCCTCTGCTCTCTTCTGCATCAAATTTAATTTGGTGCTTGCTAAATAGTTAGAACCAACCTCACGGATAGTTTCTGCAAACATAGGATCAGTCGCCTTAACCATCTGAGAGATGTAGTCTTCCATTGAGACTGCATAGTTCTCTGGGCCTTGCGGGTCATACTGATACTTAATGAATAGTTCAGATGCTTTCTCTTTAATCTCAGACTCAGCCGTACGAATGTAGCGGCGGCGCATAGTATTCTTATACGCTGACTGAGCAATAGTTCCAAAACTTGCTGGTGGAGTAAATGCTTGTGCGCGACCTGTCTCTGGATCAATAGTACGGAGCAAGCCTTCTTGAGCATACTGTTCTGCTGTCTCTTGACCTAGTTGCTCTGCCTTTGGCTTTGCCGCATTCATTACATCAGCAATCAGATTGTCGGCGGCACGACCTACTGTTTGCCACAGTTGTTGCTCTCCTGTGTCAGCACGAACAACGCCAATGCGCTGATTCCGAAACTGTTGTGTTTGTTTAATGACAGCCATTACACACCTTTAATCTGCTGGTACTTAAACAGCCCACTAGTGATGGATGAAGCGGCAGACATCATACCAGCGCGATATGCGTTACGCCCACGCAGAATGCTAAGATCAGATTGGTAGCGTAACTTCTCACTTTCCATAAAGCCCTGCGTAGCAGATCGTGACAAATCTGTGTAAGCAATTTCCTTCTGGCGATCTAGGAATGCGCGAACAGAACGGTCCGACGCATCACGACCAGCAAAAGCGAACCAAGCCTCGTTTGTCGCTAATGCAGAATTATATGACGCAAGGCGATCATTATGTCGCTGTTGCGTCTGCAACTCATTCATCTGACGCTCGGCTTCGTATTGTTGAGCCTCTGCGTAAGCCTGTGTCCTAGCCGCCTTCCCTTGCTGAATGGCAGAGAAAGCAGAAATTGCTGAACCAAATAATTGCAATCCCGCTAACATTAGAACGCTACCTCTGCGATTAGACCATTAACCTGCAAGGATAATGGTGCTGTTTGTGTTATTGTGACTGTCGGGTCTTCTTTGTACCCGATCAGTCTAAATTCTTTTTTACCAGTTACAGGCGTTCTGCCCAAACTTAAATCATCTGTTACCTGACGAATCACCAGTTTCTTCCCATTGACAGATACCGATAACGTGTCAACCAAATCCAATATAACACGATTTATCATTCTTGGATTCCCTGTTAATGGGCCATTACCAATATTTGCATCAATAGGCAAAGTCTCTAGTTCAACGTCAAACTTGTATCCAATCTCAGCAGAGGTAATTTCTTCTACTGCGGATACATCTACATTTCCACTTGCAACAGTAAAGTCGCCTACATAGTTATCGCCATCAATTACCGATACTACAGCACCATTGGCAAAGTGAGATGAAACGTCAAACACGCCAGCAGTGCCAGTAAAGTCATCTGAAAAATCAAGATACAAATTAGAATCAAACTCAGTAAGAATAAACTTATCTGTGCCATCTCCTTTGTCATATTGACCTACTAAGAAGACTCGATCATCAATCGTGCATAAAGAATGAAACTTTCCATTGGTTGTAAACTCACTCCATCCAACACGATTCTCAGCACGATTAGATGTAAGAAGCGCGATGTTACCGTTGCTGTTAAGGATAAATGCGTAAGATTCAGGTCTGTTGATAGCACCGCGCAAGATTGTCATCTGCACAGGATCACTAATCAAATGCGCAGACAAAGCCGAAATACTGTTAGCAACATAAGCGGCTTCAGCGTCAGAGTAGATGTACTCACGAACAACCGAGCCAGTTTTCTGAACAAAGATAGTCGCACCATCCAATGATTGTGGACGCACATAAGATGCACCGTAAGGAGTCTGACGCTTGATCTGCGCATTGGTTGGCGTAATTGGTTTGTCAGTAAATGCTGGAATGTACATCTCAGATGTACTAGTCATGATCTGCAAATCACGGTTTGACACAATGTGGCGAATAGTGTTGATCTCACCAATGCTTGCAGTGAGATCAAGGGCATCACTATCTTCTGCATCGCCTACATCGAAGTTGTAATACTCGCCAGTTACACTTGCCCAGATGCCGTCAGGCTGACCAATAGTCCCGCCAAACCACAAGCGGTTTTCGTGGAATGTAACAGCCGCAGGGAATCCGCGAAGAACACTGTATGACTGCTCTTCCCAAGCGGTAGTAGGCGCATGAGTCTCAATTTTTGGAGAGCCACCACCAACAACAGAATCATTAGCATTTGCACCAGCAGTGACTACAAATACATTGTCATCAATAATATCTTGGACAGTTCTTGTGCCGTTAATCTGGTTTGCAGAGATGCCACCTACAGCACCAGCATGGCTAATGATAACTGTATCACCAGTTTTCAAACCATGACCAGCCATTGTTATTTCAATATCAGCAAGGCCATCTGTAGTCTCAATAGCATCAACATCCAAGTGTACTTCTAATTTATCAATTACATCACCAGTTGCTTGAGTGGCAGATTGAACAGAAGTAATCTCAATCTCTTGACCGTGGTATCTAATAATAATCCCAACGTGCTTTGAATCAAGATAGTTACCAGCAGTTTGAGTCCCAGTAGTATCCCAATAGTTTGCAGAGGTGGTAAGTGTTATGCCAGTCCCAGTTGTTGCCGATGGATCAAGCGTTACACTAGTGCCTTGGAACGAATAATATGGCTGAAAGATATATTCCCCATCAGAGTCGGTATCAAAAGCAAATGGCTCAACTTGGAAATCGTTGAGGCTTGTGCGCACCAGACGGAGGGGAGAGAACGTCTGGTGGCACAAAATCATAATGTCACCAGATTGTGCAAAATTAATCTCATCAAGATAGGTATCTGTGATCGGCAGAGTGTCAGCATTTACATCTTGTGTAATAGTCTCAACAAGAGAAATAGCCCCTGTTGCTGGGTCAATCTTAAAGCAACGAATCTGCTCATGCTCAAGAGAGATGATATAACGCTCATCATCTGAAAAGATAAAAGGAATAATCCTTACTTGCTGACGCTTGCTAGTATCAACAGTAGTATCAAACTCGTAAACTTTACGCGTACCAAAGCGGCGCAATACGCCGCCTTCATTACGCAGAAATAGATTCTCAACCTTCTTAGCGGCTTGGGCATAGACAGGACTATCTGTGCGCGACAGCATAGAAGGACTTACTGCTCCAAACTGGAAGTTAGTAAGTGGTACTCTTACTCTTGCCATTAACTGCGCCTATTCGTAATAAACCTTGAAGTAACTAGTTTGCGAGATGTTTGTTGTTGAGCATCTAGGCTTCTTGCTTTCGCCATAGCCAAGTCTGCGGCTTTCTGCATCAATGCCGCCATCGTGCTATCTCGCGCTATAGAGGTTGCGAACATTGCGGCAAGACCGTATTCAACAGCAAGAGTAAAGTATGAAGGCCAGTTTTCTTCTGATGCTCGATAAGTGTAATCTGCTACAAGTTGATCAGCATCAGCAGTGTCGGCGAACACCTTGTTGCCATAAATGTTATATTCAATTGGGTAGTCGTTCACTGTAATAGCGTGAACCATTAGATAGTCTGTCGGCAGTTGATAAGCATTATCATAGCGACCTGTTGGCTCATCCACCAAAAGATTTAGCACCGCTTGATTTGTTGCAAACCGCCAGCGTGTATTAACCAATGCTGTACGAGCCGCATCCTCATACATATTGACCGAGACTAATGCCTCGGTTGTACCATCGTCAAAAGATGTGATTGGTTCTGCGCCTATTAGAATTAATGCTCGGCTACAGATATCAATCGGAGAATCCGCTTTTGTGCTTGTTACTGCCATGTCTCTAAAATAAGGGAGGGGCGAACCCCTCCCCTACCCACTAGTTGTTGTCGAGAACTTCGTATACGCCGTTGGCGTCAATCACAGTTGCACCCATCGACATCATCGAGGTTGCGAGGTGTGCGACTTTCTCAGGCACATAGTTGATCTCGGTAGAGACATCAGCATTAACACCCAAGCCTACAGCAGAGGTGTGGTATGCCATGTTCTTGCCAGCAGTGACAGCAGAGGTGGAGAAAATCTTGAAGCCCAAGAATTCTTTCATCGTCATGCCGCCAGCATATGGCAGGTTCTGATCACCAACAAAGTCGCTAGAAGCAAACTCAGTGATGTTGAACAGGTCAGCATAACCAGATGGGTGCATCGCAATGTAGCGTTGACCGTCTTCTGGAATGTCAGCAGAACCAAAGGTTTCAAAAAGTGTCAAAAGGTCTGCTTTTACCAATGCACCAGTAGCATCAGCAATCTGAGTTGCGTTTGCGCCTGAGTCCATTGCGGCGTAGATCAATTCATCAGTCTTGCGACCAAGTGCGGCGGCAGAAGAAGTTGCTACAGCCTGACGCTCGTTGATGTTGATCTTCAGTTCATCGAGTTTGTCGATG